ACAAATAACCTTCTTTATTGTCAATAGTTGCTTCACAAACCATCGGCAAACTAACGTTATTAGGGAGAAACTTAGGACTAACTAAATAACCCTCAACATACATTTTGTAAGCATCTTTACCCATTAAATTCAAGCCTGTTTTCTCAATGTTCTCAGGCTCTTTTTTTTGATTTAAAATAGCTGTAAATGTAGATGTTATTATTGATGGTGCTAAATTCCCTGTTTGAACATCAGTAACTAAGCTATCAGTATCAGTTATTTTTACTGATAACTCAGCATTTGCATACCTTGCAAAATAAGAATGACTCATAATTTTAAGCTACAATTCCTAATATTTTCTCTCTAATTTCATTAACCATTTCAGGGGATAAACCACCTTCACGTCCCATTTCTGAAACCTCTTTAGATGCTTTTATTGCCAATTCTTTAACCGTTTGCTGGTATTTCTTAATCCCTAATGATGATGAGTTTAACTGCGAAATACACCTAATTAACGATTCTAAATTAATTGGGGAATCATCTGTATCAGGATCGTATTTTAATAATTTTGTTAGTATTTTTGATTGTGCTAATAAGACGATTGAATTGGATAAATTATCATCATCTTCTTCTAAATTAATTGTCTTAGCAACGTCTTGTAATTTAGCGACTCTTTCAAGTTGAGACAAGAATTTTTGGCAATACTTGTTAGCTACGGGCTTACTAATTGTAAAACCTTTATTCAATAACCAATCAACCAAAGCATCAGAATCTAGCTTAAAATCCTGTTGTAATTGCGATTGCAATTCATCAGAAAATAAGCTTAATTGATGACTTGATTGATTAGTTTTCCTCACTAATTACACCCCTTGTCTATTCCAAACAACCAAAAATGTATAAGTTGCCCCATCACCAATTGTAAATGCTGGTGATGCTGTAGCGATTAACTCTGGTCGTCCTGCTGCATCAGCAGGCGTAGCAATCCCGTCCGCCCACAGAACCATATTATTGACAATTAACGAACCACCCGAAGGTGTAAACTCAACCGGATCAGATGTGTATGTCAACAAATCCCCAACTAAGGTAGGAACGGTATTAAATTCAACCAGGTTTCTTGTATAGCCATTGCCACTTATTTCTGCTGTCAAAATATCATTGTTACTGCTAGATGAGGATAAAGAACCGTTGCACAAAATTAATCTAAAATTAGTAGGGATTGTATTAGCAAGGCGACCCAACCAGGCATCGCTTTCATATTGTCTCGCTGCATTAAATCTAGTCCAGTTATATGTAGTCATTTTATGTTCCTAATGGTTGATATAGTTGATTCTGTAAATAAGCTTTGGTGTGAAAAGAGTCTAAATCCTCAACGCCTAATAGATTGGATTCATCATTAGATAATTGATTATTTCCGTAAGGATTGGTAGCAATTTTTGGGAAGATTATCCGATAATTCCACTGTTCTTTGGGGATGCCTTTTAAGAGTAATTGTAGGTTACAAAGCTGTCTAATCCCTTGAGCAAAACACATTCTCACACTGTTGATAAATCTAGCATAAGCTAAAGCTGGTTGTCCCGCTAAATCACGCGCTCCTTGTGCTGGTAAACCCATTAAATAGGGTGGTACTCTTGATTGCATAACAATCCTTGCTCTCCAAAACAATACGGTATTTGCTAAGGCTGTAAGGTCTGGATTTCCTGACGATAATTTCTTAATATCAGCACCATTCATTAAATAAAAATCAAACACCGAACCTAAGCTTTTCTTATATTCATAAGCAGCCTTATAATCGGCTCGATATTTCTCATCTGCGCATTCAGGCATAATGTGTAAATTAGGGTTAATCCCAATTGCACGACACGCATTTTGAAGGTCAGCAATAGAAGCTTTTAAGGCATCCCAATCACCAGTGGATTGATAAAATAACGACCGCCCATAAAGTGTTTTTCTGTCTTTTCTCCAATGAACAATGCTTAACGGATGATAAGATATTTCTGTTCTTCCGTTGTCATCTTGCCATAAATTATTACTATTTACAGTTAGATATTTACGTTGTTGAAATCCAATTATTTGACCATTTTCTCCTAACATCCCTAAGTTTCCTTGATTGTCCTCAATCCTAAATATTTCCCAAGTTGGTAAAAATAAAACCTTATTAATAGTTTTATTTTTAACATCTAAACCAATATTAGCAAAGGCGTCACCATACATTAAAAGTCGTTCAATTGCAGGTTTAGTATCATGTAGAAAATTATTAATAAATTCCAATAAGATTGAATAAACATTTTTATCAATACTTGTTACGTTGTCATTTAAGGTAGTTGAGATTGTAAAACCTTGATCATCTCCATCGTCAGATGACCAAACACTATCAGAAATTTCACTAATGGCAGTGGCTATTTCTGGGCAATATTCCCACATCTCAATTAATTGGCGGGCTTTTTTAGAATCTCTGACTGGAAACTCAGTTATTTCTAAGTCATAATTTCTGCCAATTAATGTTGTATCAGCAAAAGCATTATAAGAAGCTAAAGGTCTTTGATGCCCTGTTACGTCCCCACTCTCAACTAACAAATTGGGAATAAAAGGAGTTAGATTTTTCGTGGTTTCTTTCTTCTTTTTAGGCATTAAATCACCTCTGCACCTGGCATATTGGGGATTAATACTAAACTTAATTCTCCTAAATCATAGATACCACTTCTAATAGCATAAGGCGCAGTCATGCCGTCTCGATTACCAGGATAACCAGGTATTCCATGAGGACAATCATCTTCAAAGAATGATTCATCACACAATGGACAAACCATATCAGCATAGTTAAAACCACCTAAAGAAACTTTTTTCGCACCAAACTTTAAGCCATTAATTAAGGGAGAAAATGAAGGAATTGCAATTTCGCATTCAACAGCAAAAAAGCCGCCGTCCTTTTCAATAATCATTTTATTTTCATCCAATAACCCACCGCCCATTAATTCGGACGCACTAGCTGGTCTTGAAACAACTTTAGCATCAAAGATTAAACCCTGTACCTCATCAACTTCATTCCATTCATGGTTAAGGGTAAAAGGCAATCCTGGTAATAGTGCGGCGATCAATCCTAAGTCATCAACAGACCATTTTTCCAAACTTCGACTAATTAAATTATTGGTAGCAATAACACTTAAAACCTCAACATCTTCTAATGTTAAATCACTAACTGATTGAGGTTTTAACTGATTAATTATATCTAATTGTTCTTGAGTAGGCTTCATTTTATCTCCTAATTATTATTTTTATTTAACCAACCAAATGCTCGGAAAAAACTATCTGTTGGTTTATTCTTTTCAAATACTTTATAACATCCGCAGTTTGCAATACAATCACATCTTTCCGTAGGATTGGGCAAAGTTCCGATTGGTTGCCACCCCAACGCTTCATAATTAATACAGGGTTGACATGATTCAGTCTTAGTACGGATTCTTTTTTCCCATTGGAAGCCTTGATCTCGATGTTTTCTCATCCTTGCCTTTTCAAATGTTCCGGTTGATGCTTCAGAATACATTGATAACCGCCGCCTAAACTCATCCTCAGTCATTCCCTTAGTTTTAATTTCTTCAGCAAAGTCTCTGAGATATTTGTATTGTTCTGAAAGTTTCAATCCCAATGAACCATAATCAGCTTGAGTCATCTGTTTTTTGCCTCCCGCACCTAATAAATATTGCCAAGTATGAAGATTTTTTAGGAGTTTAGCGGTTACTTCTGTCCAGGTTGAAAGGTTGATTTTTCGCTGAATCAATAGGTCGCCTACTGTCTCAAGGTCTTTAGTTATTTGGGCTACAGCTTTCCTAGTCATATTTTGTACGGCTTCACCACCAACAAATTTACCGCTCTCTTTGTAGCGATATTTCTGCACCTTTTTATCCCAAATAAAATCAACCATCGGCTTCTAAAATGTTCTCAAATTCATCATCTTTAAAGGCAACTTTCCAGTTTTGAATGGCTAAATCCACATCAGCCTCAGTAACAGTGGTGAGTTTTTCTAGTACCTCAGCATCAATTAAAGCCTCATTGGGGAGTTGAATTAAGTTTTTTGATGTCTCCATAGTAAAAATAAAAAATAATTTTGTACTATTATTATAATACAAAATTATGTACTATAATAACAGTACAAACGAATAAACAAGAGAAAAAAGATTATGACAACTGATAAAGAGAAAATGACAAATTCTGAGAAAGATGCGATCATTGCTTTGAATCGCAAAAAAGCAGCCTTAAGAAATAAGGATAATAAGACAGATGAAGCCGTA